TCTGATGTAGTTACACAGTCTTTCGGTTTATTAAGCAACACGTATACCTTACGCTCAATATTCACCGGCTGATCGTGGAACTTCACTTCGTCATTACGCTTAACTTTAGTACCCAATTCGGTTACTACTTCTCCGTTTACCGAAACCACACCTGCTGTGATATATTCATCAGCCTCACGGCGAGAACAGATACCAGCGTGATTACTGCTGTTGCGATTGCAAGCGCTGGATTATCTGTAAGAACTTTATTAAATGCCTTAATGATTGGAATAGCGACTTTCGTAATTGCCATATATGAAGCTAAAACCGTAGTAAAAGAAGTTAGTCCTGCCGTGAGAGCGGTTATCGTTGGAACGAGCCAATCATTGGCTTGAACAAAATCCGTTGCCCACTTGACGATATCCGTACCCTTGGTTGCAAGGTCAGCAATCGCGGGCGTGAGCTGGTCGCCTATGGCAATTTTGAGATTATTCACGCTGTTTTCAAACATCGTGATTTTGCTTTCTGTGGTCGCATATCGAGTGGATGCTTCTTTCATCAACGCGGTGTTCTCAGCCCATGCGGTATTGGCTGTGTCTACCGCATTGGAAAGCAGCCCGGATGCCGTGGCAAGAGATTTCAACATATTACTCTGACGAATACCGGAAAGCCCCATCTCGTCAAGCACGAGCGTTGCGCTTTCGCCTTTTTCGTCAAGCTTTCCAAGCCCCTCTATAAATGCCTGAATTGCAGTAATGGGGTCATTCTGCCACGCTGCGGCGAATTGCTCCGCCGACATTCCGGAAACATCCGCGAACTGCGCAAGGCTGTCACCGCCCTCGGCTACGGCTTTTTCAATCGCAGTCAATGTCTGCGTCATTGCTGTACCGCCTGCCTCGGCTTCTATACCAACAGAGGACATCGCTGTTGCGAGAGCCATTATTTCAGGTTCTGTCAGCCCCGCCAGCTTACCCGCGGCAGCGAGACGCTGACCCATATTTACGATTTCAGATTCGGTTGTTGCAAACGAGTTTCCCAAATCTACGATAACAGAACCCAGATTCTCATACAGCTCCGGTGCCATCCCTGTCACATTCGCAAACCTGGCAAGCATCGTTGCTGCTTCCTCTGATGTGAGATTTGTTGCAACTCCGAGATCTGCCATGACGGTTGCAAATGATACAAGGTTCTCTTTTTCTATGCCGAGCTGTCCAGCGGTCTCGACTATGCCCGCCAGTTCTTTTGCCGTTATCGGAATATCAGTTGAGAGCTCTTTTATCTGGCCTCCCATTGTGGATAATTCTTTATCGGTGAGGTCCGTTGTTTTTGCGACGCCGGCCATTGCCGACTCAAATTCAACGGAGGCATCGACACACTCCGTCAATGCCTCCACTATTTCACGTATGGATTGCTTCAATCCCGATGCAGCCAACGCCTGGGCAAGCCCGTTGATAGCATCGGTGTTTCCCTGCACTTTGTTCTTGTTGTTATCCAGCGCCGCCGAATTCTGACGTATGGCGTCTTCGGTCTCATTTACGGCAGTCCTGGCTTTATTCAAATCTGTCTGCCAGTTGTTAACGGCCTTTTTTGCGGCAGTCAGGTAATCCTCATTCTTCCTGAGTTCTGTGTTGAGCCGTTCATTCTCCTCGGTCAGCCTTTTCTCTTCAGCGCTCGTATCCCCAGACTTCTTTTTCAGTTCATCAAGGGCCTTGACGTTATCCTCTATCTTTTTACTGAGTTCCGCTTTTCGCTGGGCATACTGGCGCTCAGCCTCCTGCGCATTTTTTAATCCAGCTTCAAGCGCGGATACTTTGCTTTTCTGGCTTACGAGCAAGTCGTTGAGTGCCTTGCCCTTGGCCGTAAGCGCCTCTGTTGAAGTCGCATTATTTTTATACTGGCTCTCTGTCATTTTGAGAGCAGATTGCATATTGCGAAGTTCAGCGTTTATCCCGGTTATCGCGGCTCGGTACTGACTTTCACCCTCTACCGCAACGCGGGTGGAAATTGTTCTGGTTGCCATACTCTGCCCTCGCTAATCATCAATGTCGTTGCTGGACTTTGCGGGTCTGTTTGCCTTTGTCCAGATTTGCACCATATCAAAAAACAAGCCGGGGGTCATCCGGCCGAATTCAATCCGTGAAAGGTGCAGTTGCACGGTTGCAAAATAGGTGTATTCAGCCCTCAGATCCCGGCTACCTCTTTTTTTTGCAGTTCAAGCAGCCCTAAATCAGTTTCTGTTTCAGATTCATTCGCGGTCTCTTGCTTATAGCCAAGTGTTATCGCCTGCATTACCGCATCTATCAGGTGCAAATGGACGCCCGGACGGATTCTCGTTGTAATATCTGTTTCCGACAGCATATCGCTTTTATCATAGCCCTCAGCACGGCGGCACAGTTCCGCATCATTGGCCATCATAACAACGAGCTGCCGCAGACAGGCGAATCCCTCTCGGTCCTGCTTTTGGAGCAGTTCAAGCGCATCCTGCACAGACCCGTATAGCCGGTTTATCTCAAACATGACCTCTACCGAATAATGCAGAGGCCTTATTTTGCCGTTTATTACGGCGCTTATCATTGCGTCCACCGGTAACAACCTCCATGTCGTAAAAACTGCGGGAGAGCCGTTGCAACAGCTCTCCCGCGCAAATTTGAACTATCAGCCGCCCGGCGTCGTTGCGATGGCGCACTGAGTATTGATCCAAGTCTTTGCTTCTGCCTCAGTTTCAAAAGTCTCAGTCTTTCGCCAATCACCATTTTCATCCGCCATAATGGTGAATGTGGTCTGCGTAGTTGCGAAAGTAATAGAGCTGCCCTTGGTCTGAGCGTTGTCATTGCCAAGCGCGGCTCTCGCGCAGGGATAAAGAATTCCCTTATAGTATTTCTTCTTGTTGCGCATAAGGCTCTTGTAATAGGCAAGTTTGCCAGACGGGGCAGTGTCGCCTACGTTGTACGTAACGACTTTCTCAGAAACATCGCAGCCGTAAACTTCCGCTGCATTTTCGTCTGTCAGGTCGTTGGTCTCCATGGCAACCGTGCCGCTTGCAAACTCCGAAAGCTGCTCGTCAAGAGCGTCATCCGCATAAAGCTCACCAGAGGCGAGATTTACAGTGAGATTTGCGGCAACCAGTTTGCCAAGCACAACGCCAGCATCCTTGCCATCAGCCTTAAAGCAAGGGTATTTTGCTCCAAATTCAGCCATAGTGTTATCTCCTTCTTATAGATTATGTTTTTCCTGCCAAGCATAAAGAACAGCAGCCTCGGCGTCAGCAGCTTCGGTTGCATGCTCTTCGTTGGCTTTTCTCATCCATTGTTCGGCGGCATTGCCATGTCCGCCAAACTCATGAACGAAGCCGACATCCTGATTGGTGGCATTCCTTGTGCCACCAGTATTTACGGTGTCGCCCTTTCTTCCCCAATTTATCTTGGTGTATGTTTTTCCGCGCGCCTTGTATGTGTGGTGCACACCAGCCGGGTAAACGAGAATATAGCGAAGGTGCCCTCCTTGGCCGCTCATCTTTTTGTATACTGTGGGCGATTCCTCGAGCTTACCGCTTCTATGCCCGAAAATTTTCTTGATAGCCTCAACATGAGCTTTTCTGATGACCTCGCCGCCAGCTTCGAGCATATCAAGCACGGTTTCATCATCAATCTCGCTGATTTCATCAAGGTCGATAATCAGAGTGTCAAGCCCGTTTGTATCAAAGCTCGCCATAGTCGATTCCCTCAGCATCCTCCGTCTCAAAAACAATGTGACGGCCATTGCTATCGCTCTCATCTAACGTTTCCGGGAACATGAATCCAGCGTTATAGAGCGCAATTTTGATGGATTTGACCATAGGATTGATGTTTTTCTCAAACGGAGGGGCAAACAGATGAACTTGAATCAGATACCGTTCATGTTCCGGCGCGTCATCCGAAAAATCATCCGGGATAGTTGTGTAGTTGAAAACAAAGTATTTTTTGCTCTGCCCTGTATAAACAGACCGCTCAACATCAAGATCAAATACAGACAGCGCGTCCACAAGGCGAGAATCTATGCTGTTGTTATTATCCATTACCGCGCTGCCTCCTTTCTCTGTACCTTGATTTCGAGCCAGAGGTTTTGCTGCTCAACGTTATCTATGGATATAATCTCGTATGGTATGGAATCGCCGGCCTTGTACACATCGAGACGTTCGTTGATAAGCGGGGAGTATCGACAGGTTATAGTTGCAGGCTCTCGGAGCTGCAGTTGCAACGCCGAGAACGTTTCGCTACCATGAGCATTGACCCATTTGCACAATACAGATGCGCCGTCCCCGAATATGTTGACATCTTTTACGACCGGATAACCTTCGCCGTCAGTATCGCGCCTCGTTTGAACGAAAAAAACCGGGGTACGAAGCTCCCCGGCATTTGCACTTTTGCTCACGTATTCTCACCGTCCTCAGAATCTTCGGATGCATAGCGCAGCTCAAGCACATGACCGTTTATCATCTTCCGGGCATTCTCTTCGGCTGTAGCCTGATACGAGCCACCGAAAGCCATTCCGCGGTTATCGTAGTACATAGCTGCGAGATCCTTTATGAAAGAATCGTACTGAGCATTGTTCTTAAAAGCTGGAATTCCGGCAGTGCGCGCTTTAGATTTTGCAGCGGCCAAATGCGGAGCAACCTTGCAAGCGGCAGTTTGTCCGATTGCAATCCATTTCGCATTTGCCGTGCCCGGCTCGGTAATGTTGTCGTCGGCGGTAGAGCACCAGATATAATCGTTATGAGAAACAGCACTGCCGTTGATATAGGCAGTGCTGTTATCCCATTCAGCAGGGTCAGGCGGCAAGCCGATATGATTTATGACATCTTCAACAGTTACCGCCATGACTGTCAGCCTCCGCTTTTTGTCACGGTGACGGTATAGGTCTTGCTGGCAGTGCCGTTGACAACCTTTACTGTGAGCACATTTTCACCGTCAGCCCATGTTGCCGCTTCTCCATTCACAACTTCGGTATCGCCGTTCTTTATGGAGATTGTGGCTTTGCTGTCCTCCGCAGTAGCCGTTACCTTGTTGGTGGAGTTTGTGGTTGTGGCTGTATATGACACGACATTTTTATCAAAAGCCGGTGTCAGCGTCAGCGAACCAATCGTCAGCCCCGACAGGTTCGCGCTCAAGGGTTTACCTTTGCGAGACGGAACGCGCTCTTGAGACGAATCTGCTGATCGCCCCAAGCGGTAAACACGAAGTAATACTCGCCCTTCTTCGCATCCTTGTCAGTCTCATAGATGGCGCCAATGTCATAGTTGATGCCATAATAGGTGAAATCGCCGACAACAGGAACAGTTGCCTTGTCGCAGAACACAACCGGAATGCCGAGAATCTTTGCGGGCTTGTCCGTGAACAGCGCTTCGGCAGTGTTGGTCAGCGCAGCAATCATGCCATAGTAGTCGGCTTTCTTCATGACAACCCGTGCATTAGCTGCATAGTCGTCGGCAAGATCGGCATAGGCGTTTACAATGGCATTGTACAGGTCTGCGCCCTCCACTTCCTTGATTACCGGCTTGTTGCTCTCCTTGTTGTAGAAGCTCATGTGCGCATGAGCAGTATCAGTTGCGCACGTAGCTGCGGGAAGAAAAGCAAAGTGCTTCTCACGGATTGCCAGAGCGGAACGGAGGTTTTCGTCAATCTCGCTTACGAGATTGGTGTCAGTACCGTGAAGGACGGTGTCTTTGACAGTCGCAGAAACCTTCATCTTCAGACGGCCATAGGCAACCGTATCGCCGTCCATTTCAATTTCGTTCGCGGTTTCCTTGTCGGTCACATCGCCGATGTCCGCATCGTCGATAGTAAAGCCCAGCTTCGGCTCTTCAAGGCCAGTGATATTGGTGACACGGCAAATAGGACGCAGGGGGTTCTTCTCGATGGGCTCAGTCAGCAGCTCATTGCTGATGTT